CAGTGAAATGTCGAGCTGGTTTGCCTCGGATTTCATCGTTTTTTGGGCAAAAAACACGCAACTTATCGGGGGCTCGATGACCTTGGCCGTCGAACCCTGCCCGAAAGTGAAGCGGTAATTCCTGCCAAATCTCACCCCTGAACCTCCGTTCCCCGAAGTAAGGCCGTCGTCTCCGGCGTTATAAAGTACAACTGGCAGCGGCCCGTTTTGAAATCATCCATCCGGTACGGGTCAACTCCCCCGGATTCCAGGCAAAAAAACGCAAAAGGCCAGTTGGTACCCATTATCAACGGTAATCCAGCAGCGATACGGTAGCCCTGGATGGTTTTGTCGTTCCAGGCCAAATCAAAAAACCACGACTGCACCGCCGGGCGATAGGTCAGCTCCATGACGCAGTCACCGACCGGTGTTATCAGGGTATGCCGTTGCTTGGGGCTGTCTGTAATGTTGGTGACCCGGATCATCCTAACCCCCCATCAACGACCCAAGCAATGACCGGGCCTGTTTTTTGTTGTCCTCACTGGCACCCTGCACATCCTGTACCCCCTGATCTGTCCGTTTGGCCGTCTGTTTTTTGGCCGGTTTCGACGGGGCCTTATAAAATTCCTCGATGCCAACGACCTTTGTAACGGCCATCCTGACCTGTTTCAAGTCTATCTCAAAACGGATCACCTGTGACTTATTGTCACGGTTCAGGGAAAGGCTGGTGATTGCCATGTTGTTGATTACACCGTTGATCCCCTCGACCGAAATCAACTGCCGACCGTTGTACACGGACTGGATAAAATCCAGGAATTGTTGGCGAATCGACTTTGTTTGCAAGCCCTCCGTGGCCCGGAAGGCGTCTTTGGCCTGCTCGTGTTTCGCGATCCGGTAAATCCCGTCGATTTTTGCCATCCGCATCAATTCGGCCTGGGTCTTGTCGGCGTAAAAGTTGGCAATCTCGCCAACTAGGTCATCTTCGGGCTCCTCGGTGACATCGACCGGCGGGGCGTCAACGAAAATATCGGAGACAACACCCGAAATCGTGTAACGCAGTGGTTCCCGGATTATGTCGTCGCTGGCCACGGTCCCATCCTCCAACACTTTGTCGGGCACAGAGGCGGTCAGGGTGGTAGTATCAGACACGTGTGCGTAGAGGTTGAAGCCCCCGATACCCAAGACCGTTTGTTCGCCCTCTTCGTATGTCTGTTGCCTACCGTAGGTCATACTCCACCCCTTGCCGTCATCATTTGGGCCTGCTGGAGTTGGTCTTGCAGTCCCCGTTGGACAGCCCGTCCTGCGGCCTCGGGCTGGTCGGTTTTGATCTCGATGGACACGTCTTGTTTGATCTCCGTCTGGCTGACCCGGGAAACCCCAGGGGCTTCGGAGACTGGCAGTACCCCGAAATCAGCAGGGGACACATCAGGCAATCCTTGGATGGTCTCGGGCGTAATCGACTTGTCACCGCCCAACAGATTGACTGCCCAGTCTGGCAAAACCGCCCGGGCCGCATCCATGATTAGGTGACCCAGGCCCGAAAACATCGCCTTGATCCCGGCCCAGAGACCCTTGAATAATTCGCCGATGTAGGTCACTGCATTTTTGGCCATATCTTTCAGGGCGTCCCATGCCCCTTCAAAGTTGCCGGTGAACAGATTTATAATAACGTCAACAAATGAGGTCCATATCCCGACAAGTGCATCGATGGCCTTCCTGAACGAGTCAGGCAGTAGCATTTTGAGAAAATTACCAACCGCCGTAAATACCACCTTGACGAACTTGCCCAGGCCAGAGAGTAACGATTTGACGTAGTTGATGGCGTGATCGAACGCCTTCTTGAAAAATTCCTTTGCAGCGGTGGTGTCACCCCGGAATAAGGCCATGACACCCTGGAAAACATTTTTAAAATACTCAAACACTGCACCGATGGCCCGGCCAATGTCGATAACCGCCGGGATAACTGCCTTGACGAATTCAATTATCGGCGGCAACAGGGCCTTCCCGAAGGCCACGATTCCAGCGAATAAATCCTTGACGAACTGGACCGTGTCTTGAAGGATTGGCCGGATATCCACCCCGAACGAGTCAAACAACTTGGCAATAACGGAATCGCCACCCTGGGCAGCGACAATTAAATCATCAATTATCAGGACCACCGCCGCAATCGCCGCAGCAGTCAGCAACATTGGGGCAAATGACACGGCCCAGGCTGCACCCAGGGCAACGATGATCGGCATCAGGCGCTTGATGGCCCCGACAGCAGATTCCATGACCGGGCCAATTTTCCGCAGCCCCTTATTTAACCAACTGTCTTGATCTTGGATCAGCCCCTTTATCGATGCTTGAAAATCGCCCAGGACCGGAATCATCGAGATAGCCACCCGTTGGCCCAGCACGCCTACCCCGTGCCGCAGATTACCCAGGGCCGTTGATAAATCGTTGGACCGATCGGCTTGATCCTGTGTGATTACGCCCCACTGTTCGGCGTCGGCCATCAGGCGTTCCAGCCCTTCGGCACCATTCTCAAGCATATTGAGTACGGACTTATCAATCCCGAGCTGGTGCGCCAGGGCAACCCTTTTGGACGGGGCCATGTTCCGGGATTTGTCGGCGAATTCTTTGAGAATGTCCACGGTTGGCCGTATTTCACCCTGCGCGTCGGTTATTTGCAAACCCAGGGCCTCGATGGCCAACTTGGCCCGACCTGCCCCGGTTGCGGCAAATTGGCCGAGTCGTTGGTTTAATCCTGCTATTGACGCATCAAGGGCCTCGACCGAGCCCCCGTCCTGTGTGGCCGCATACCGCAGTTTTTGTAGGGCCTCGACACCCACCCCCTGCGCCCTGGCAAAGTTTCGCATTGCGGCGACACCATCCAGCTGTTTGGATGCCCAGACTGCGGCCACGGTGGTAGCCCCTGCAAGGGTGGTCGCCATCAGGGCGGACTGCTTGATGGTCGATTTCAGACCGGCATTGAATTTGGCCAGAGGCTCCAGTGACCCCTTGAACGAAAATTTTGTAACTACCTCATTGACTACGGCCATTTACCGCCTCTTATGCGCCCTTTCGACGTAATGCGCCTCAATGTCCCTGGAAATCGACTCAAATTCCACCAAATCCAGGAAGTCCGGCGTGTCTAGTGCCTCTAGTTCTGCCAAAGAGCCGTAACCAGCCTTCACCAACGACAACAACGTCATCTTTTCGTCGTCTAAATTGGTGAAGAGGATTAAATCTTCTCCCTGGGAACGCCTGGGGACACCGAGTCTGTAAGGTTTTCGGCTAAAAAAGGGTAACTGATGCTCCCCATGGCCGCAGTGACGAATTTAAGATAATCCTGCGGGTAGTTGTCCCAGTGCGTTTCCAGTCGGGAAAGTAAAGCGCCATCAAACGTTGTCACGTCTGCGATGGTGGCCATGACATCGTCGAATTTTTCCGAATCCATGAACCCGAAATCGCCATCGGAGAGCTGGTCTTTGATGTGTGTAAAATATGCAAAAACCTTCCGGCGTTGCTTATGCCGCATCCTGGTTAACCGATACTCCCTGCCGTTGACCTCGATTAGGCCGGTCTCATAGATTTGTCGCAATAATTCAAGTTGATCCATTATGCCACCTTCCGTTTGGCCTCTCGGACTCGGAATTTCCACTCAGAGACGTGTTCCGGCTCCATGTTGTTCAAAACGGGGCCGGGGGCCTCCGTGATGTGCATGGTGCGCAGTTCCACAGTTTCAATTACCGGGGCGCTGTCCCGAGTAAACAACGTCTTGATTGCCCCGTCGAATACTAAGGCCGGGACAGCATTTCGCCAAAGGTTCAATAGTGCATCGTTTCCGGAATTTCGCTGAACCCGGATCGTCAAGGTCGCCTCGAACGAATTAATGGGCTGCGAAATTGCCGTTCCACCCCCGGCGGAATTGACGGCTACAGTGACCTCACCCTGTGGTTCCAAGGTCACAAAATCCCCCTCGGCGAACTCCGTAATTGGAAACCCGTTCAAGATCAGTGTCGTTGCGTCGGCTGGATAATTGATAACGGCCATTTTTGCCTCCTAAAGGTTGAAATTAATGACAACATCGGCCGAATGAATGGCCCCCTGGTTTTTGACCGCGCACTGCAGGACAGGGGACTTTCTCGCCTGTCTGTCTGCCGTCGATTGGTCGGCCAGCGAACCGGCCTGCCAATAAAAACCGTACTCGCGGATGTTGTCCATGAACGTTTTGTAATCACCGAAATAATCGGGCTTGCTCCATTCCCCGGGACCAAACACCCCGGCCCGAACAAACCGTCGGGTAGTTTTCTCACCCTGGTCGATCATTGTTAACACACCCGGTGTTGTCTGGGGAATTTTCGTGCCGGTCATTTTCAACAGGTTGAACATGTCGATCTGGACCGAATCGATGAAGGCAATCAGATTGTAGACATTGTCAACGAAATCATTAGCCGGGGAGGTCAGCACAACCGGGCTATTTTTGATGGTGGTAAACAGGTCCAGCCCTACGATCTTGGCATTGTCAATCTCGGTCTGGCTGTAATCCTCGGCAGGTACAGCCAGCTCTTTCAGGTGCATCGTCATCGCCGAGTTTTCGGCGTTGAAGTTGACCGTGTGAGCCCTGGCCATGTAGGATGCGGCCAACTTCCGATTGCCCACCTTGGAATACAGGCACCGGAACGTATCCAGGCCCGACAGCGTGTTAGCCCAGACCGGATTGATCGTTGTGCTCAACACGAAATATTTGGACCCGGAAAAAACTTCGTAAATCAGGACTTGGTTGGCCTTGGACCAAGTAGCGAGGTTCTCGATGTCACTATCAGCGATTTCGTCGATGAACATCGCCCCTCGAATTTGCACCTGTGCGCTGATGGCCGTGATTCCGGCGAGTTTGGTTTCGGCGGGCAGCGTCTCGGAGTTTGCCCCTCCGACGGTCGAGGCACCGCTCCCGTCGGTCAGCCCCAGGATGGATCCGATAAAGTCCCCCTCGGCCCCCTCGATCTCGATGGCAAACCCAACGTCGCTGCCTTTACCGGTGGCCTGCGTTGTGATGACGACTCGGTTATTTTCCAGCCTGACACTGGCCTCATTCCCCTCGTCGTCAAATTTCAGCTTGGCTAAGCAGGCAGAAAAATCCTTGCAGCCGGTAAAATCCAGGTTGATCAATGTGTAGGACTTGTCAACTATCGTGATGCCCATCGACCCCTTGTCAATCTGACGCAGTGCAGCAAGTGCAGCATCAGGGTCAATCTCGGCCCCGGTCAGAACACCCGGAGTCGCTGCGACTGTTTCGCTGTCCCCCCTCCAATAACCAACAACCAGAGATCCACCAAAATTAATAGCGTTGGGGCTGGTTGCAAAAACGGTGTTAGCGTAGGCGGTGACCTCCGAAGATGTCCCGAAATCCCCAGCGACCGCAGCGGCGGACTTGTAGGTCCGGTAGCGCTCGGCGGTGGACAAAACGCCCTGCTCTTTGGTGATGATTGCGACAACGTTCATATTCGTTGCGGCGGCGGCCTTCCCCTCGGGCAACAAGGCCACATTGATAACGTTAGTAATTTCAGCCATTTATATACTCCTCAAAAATTCGAGTTGTGCGGTATCAATTCGCTTGGTGTCTATGGACACGGAATCAGAGTAAAATGCCGACAATTCAACCTGGACCTGTTCGGTATGTTGCGCCCCGACAAGAGCTGCGACATTGGTTATTCGCTGGACGTGGCCAACCGTGACACCATGCTCCATTTGCAGTTGTCTGGACCGTTCGGAATCGGCCAAAAGTTGGAACTTTACCGCCCTTCCCCAGGCATCTGCCCCCAAAAAATCAATCACAATCGGCAACCGGGAAAATCGGTCAAAAGTCGTTTTTTCGGCCTCACCATCAAATATCTCGCCCCTGGTTAGAGGCTCGGCAGGGGACAGGGCATCGACAGCGACTAGCTCGGTGTCGAAACTTTCACGCTCCCAGTCGATACGCCCGACCTTGATTTGGGCCTCCGGGATAGCCAGCAGGTCGCGGATAACCCGGGCAACTCTGACGATAGGGCTGCTCATGGTGCCTCCGTTTCCTGCAAGACTGCCTTTCCGGTGGCCTCGCAGACCGCCTCAAAATAGCCGTATTGTGACCAATCTGCGACCTCGACCACCTTGTAATCTGCGGCCATCCATTCAATGACCTCACCCAGGCGCACGCGCTCGGGCGTGTGGATCGTGATATGCGGTTGCGACCAATTCAGGGTGTCGGCATTCAGACTGGTTTTTTTCGTCGGTTGGACGACGGCAGGAATCGTCCGGACAGTGACAGACTCGGACAGGACAAAATCAACGGTTGTCCGGGTAACGGCCTTGACCTTGACCGGCGGCTGCATCCATCCCGTGAGGGCATTTTTGACGTTTGGTAACATCAATCGACCCTCCACGTGATAGATTGTCGCAGTGTCCCGGTGTCAATCAAGGGCGTCTGCTTTCCGCGCCTCTCTTTTGATTTCACCGTCGAGGGGGCCAATGGTGGCCACATCCCGTAGCCGTTCGTTCGGAAAGCCTCGGTCGAATAATTCCGGGCTTTTGCGCCGACCAAGCCCAGGGCTTTTTTCGCGTCAACATTTTGGCCTGTTACCAAATCAAACTGTTTCCCGATGAATTTTGCCAGCTCCCTTCGGTGCCGTTCCATCGGCATCCGCAACCAGGACCGGCGGGGAACGCCTGCGCCGTATTCGTGTATGGCTCCGACCTCGATTACTGTTTGGCCACCTGGATAAACCCCGGAGCCGGTACCCTCAGGCAGACCGACCTTGACCACCAAGCGCAGGGCATCATTGAGTTTTTTTTGGTAGTCTTCCATCGTTTTCAGCGTGTCGGTCGGATTCATACGAAAAACGCCCTCCCGGCTGCCCTGGTTTGGGTCAGGAATAAATACCGTTGACCATATTTGGTCGCCCCAAAAAACGCCGCAAGATTGGTCGAATCTGATTGCTGAGCGTAGGACTCAGAGACGCTTCCCACGGTCCGGCTGGTTGCAGTCGGCATCGCTGCCGCACCCCCCGAATCAACAGTCAGGAGGTGAGCAACGAGGTTTAGAATTATTTCACGGTTACAGTCGGAATACTGGCCTCCGAAATAGCACGGCCACACCGACACCTGGGCATCGATGGTGGCATTTTCCCAGGTGGAAAACTCGGGATAGCGCTGTTTCAGATCAGAAGCCAGACTCACGATGCCCCCCTAGACCTGGCGGAGAATGAATCCGCCCTTTTGCTGCAACAAATCGAATCCGCCGATCCGGAATTTGGATTCGACCAAATAGGTAAACGGCGTCGGCTTGACGACTTCGCCGATGGTCAGTGGCAACGGGATCCGGATCTTTGCCACCTGCGGACTGGTAGACACGAACAGGGCCACGTCTTTCTGGTTCGTTCCGATACCTGATGCGTGATGCGATGCCAAGACCCTCAAGTTCAAGCTCGGATAATTTTTCAAAAGGGCGGTCAGTACGGTTTCGCCGGTTTCGGTCAGTCGCTCTTTTTGCATTTTGTTGACAACGCAAGGGCTGGTAATGATTACGTTTGCCATGTAACTACCAATGTTGTTCACCTGAGCATGCTGTGTCGCCAGGGTATTGGCGAACACGTCGTAGAGGTCATTACCGGTCTTGGAACTGTAATTGGTCGCGCTGTTGAAAGTGCCCCAGGTCGCATGGTCCAAGGCCACGTCCGCCAGCATTTTATCGATTGTTTGCTGGTAAATTTCGTTGTGCGCCTCGATCAATCGTTGGGGCAGGTTGATCCCCTGAAGCTCGGCCTCGTGGATTTCGTCGTCGTCCCACTGCGATTCAGCGGACCAGGGGAAAACGTCAATCGTCGAATCCCGGCCTTCCAGGGTGATTTTGCCCTTACCATCGCTGCGGTCGCGCTGTTTGGCGAACGAACCGGCGGCGGTGTTCTGCAAGGACTGGATTTTTTGGACGTATCCCCCGGAATTATCCACCGTGAACCCGGCGTTCATGAAGGCCAAATCGGGATATTTCAGGGTGAAAATTTCCGGATCAACGTGGGTTAACATCCGACCAAGGACGATCCCCGAGGCTGCATCGGTGAATCCGCGCTGGTTGCCGGACTCCAAAAATTTCTCGATTGAATCGAGATTGAACAAATTGCTGTACTTTGTCGCCATTTTTTTCTCCGTTACTTGACCAAAATAAGCCAAACATTTTCAGCGACTTCACGAACGAACGTCGCATTGATCAACTCGTTTCCAGGCTCGGGCTCGGGATCGGGATCGGGATCGGGATCGGGATCGGGATCGGGTCCAGGGCCGGAGTCCTCATGCTGGAATTCACACGGACCAATGTCCCATTTTCCACCCTCGGGGGATGGCCGGGGGCGGCCCATGATATCAACTGTCACCGTGGGGATATCCACACCCGCGTCAATGCATGGGGAGTCCGGTTCCAGATCGCCGCCGTCACCCAGTTTGGGGTCCGTGATAACAGTCCCGACCTCGGCCCAGTTGCCAACAAATCCAGCGTTGCAGTCATAAACACAGTTGTTATTTGCCGTGGCCGTGACGGCTCCGTCAATGGTCCCCACGGTCCCGAGGCCTATGAATATGTTGTTATTTACGTCAACATTGCTATACGGGGTTTTGATCGCAGTGACCAGGGTGTTGGGGCCGTCCGACATAAACAGGTTGTGCGCAATCAGCCCACCGGTGGCATTAACGCCGTCGGACAGATCCAAAAACACAACATTTTTGTCACTCAGGAAAAACATGTTGTTGATTATGTCAAGCTGACCGCCCGTACCAGGGGTCGGCCCTTCGATGGCCAACAGCACATCGGTGGCTATGCTGCTGCGCTGAATATTGATGACTGTCTCGGGGCCGATTTGTGCGAACACCTGGACAGTCTCAACATTCTCCATGTTGCAATCCAGCACGGTCAGGGACGCTGCCTTGTCCAGTTTCAGTATTTCATCAGTTGTCCAGGGGCCGTCCGAGGCCTCGCAACTGTCCAATTTTAATACACTGTAAGGGGCCTTACCCTCGGCAATCAACCAACCGGTCCCGGCAGTTGGGGCCATTTTCCACCCATTGACTAGCAGGTTCACGGGGTGAGTGTTGCCCCACGCAAAAATGGGGAGGTCCTCTGCCAGGGATGCGGCAGGGGCCAGTGTAGGATTAGCTCCGTTGGATGTGGCAAATTGAATGTTGGCCGGGGCGGTGGAACCCATCGTCACAGGGGATGCCGCGTTGGGCGGATTCGGGGCGATGGTGCAGTTGTCGGCTGCTATGATCTTAATATAGTCCAAGGCCCCAAAATCAATCAATTCATCGTAGGTCCCGTCATCGTCAATGGTGATGGTGGACCAATCCTCACTTGTGCCGCTTGTGGAGTTCGTAATGGCGGCTGCGATAGTGGTATAGGCTCCATCGTCACCGCTTTTTTTAACAATCAGGTGTGTTGCCATTAGTCACCTCCCTCGTCACCGGACGCCTCGGCAACTCTACCGTCGGCAGTGACGTACAACTGTGCCCCGACCTCTGGCAACCCCTCGACCGGGTCTGCCTCGACAGTAACCAGGCCCTTGACCAAATAATCGACCAAGGGCGCATCGTCGGGGTCGGTATCCACCGGCAGGGTCAAATCACGCAGGACAACCCCGGCTGGTGTGTCGTCGGCGGACTCCATTGGGACAAGCTTTCCGTTGGAAAATTTCGCAAATCGGCCCACTTTGGCCCCGTCGTTTTCGGCAGTCAGGATGATATTAGTGTTGCCGTAAGCCTCACCGGCCCCCTCGGGCGGTATCTCGGTTGTGATGTTGTCGAATCTCGCCATACCTACCCCACTTGGAGAAACCAGACATTCTCTTTGATTTCTCTGATAAATGTTGCGTTGATTTCAGTGTTTGCCGGACCAGTATCGGCCGCCTCTGCAACCCTCCCATCAGGCGTCATAAACACCTTGGCCCCGACCTCTGGCAACCCCTCGACCGGGTCTGCCTCGACAGTGGCCATGCCCTCGGGCAGGTAGTCCATGATCGGATATTCCACCAACGCCCCATCGACCGGGTCGGTAATCGAGCGCAACAGTACCCCGGCCCAGGCGTCATCTTTGCTGGTGATGGGGACAAGTTTACCGTTCGACATTTTCACGAAACGGCCTACCACCCCTTGATTGTTTGGGGCGGACAAGATCGTATTGGTGTCCCCGAAAGCCTCGCCAGCGTCGCAAGGCCCGATGTCCGCTGTAAGATTATTAAACGCCATGATTACCACTCCTTGTCCTTGAGTTCAGCGAATTTGCCCATGTTACCCCGGCCAAAGTCGGCGAAGGGCTTGGTTTCGGGCTGCCGCAGCAATTTGAAGGCCACGGAAAGCTCTGCATCGTCAAACCGTGCGTCCGGGTGCTGGGTGGCGATGGCATCCCGCATCACCTGGGCACCGGTTTTGCCGGCAAATTTGTAATCGGCAGGGAGAAACTGTCTCGCCCGATCAATAATTGCCAGCGTACTAGCCACTTGTTCTGCAGTGGCCTTGGCCACCGCATCCTGAAAACGAGCTTCCAGGGCCGCAGAGTCTTTGACTTTTTTGCTGTCTTTGACCTTTTCTTTGTCATCTTCGTCTTTGTCTTCGTCTTTGTCTTCTGCCGGGTCAATCAATTTTTGGATTTGTTCCTTGATTTCTTCAATTTCCTCGGCCTTGAATTTGCCCAACAATTCGACTACCT